AGAGTGTGGCGTTGAAATAGACGGCTTTTTCCTTTGTGATGATTGTGAAGAAGAACTCTTTGAAGAAAATAATTAAAAAAAAGCTTGACTTTTACAAATAGTATTTGTATATTATAGTGTAATGATAAGAAATAAAGGAAAAAATATGATTGAAATAACGACTGATACCGAAGGTATTTATATGAGAGATTACCAAGATACTTTGGTAACTAGAGAAATACCAAATAATTATGGGTATTATAATGACGCTGGTGAGTATGTAGAAAACGGAACATTTACTATTACTCATTATAGATATGCTCATAATCCTATGGAATTATATGAAGCAAATGCTAATCAACCAAATTTAAATCTTGAAAATTATACGAACGATAACTATAATGAAGTCGCTTTATATAAAGGTATTCCTATGAGATTTAGATATAATCCAGTTATTAGAAATATAATGAAAACTGGTGGTTTTAGAATTAGGTATCGTGGTTGTAGTAAGCCACAATATGGTTATGTAAGAAGTCAAAGAAATTGTTTGGCTGAATACGCTGATACATTCGCTATTTATCCTAAGTAGTTTTGTGGGTTTTCGGTGACTACATATTTGGAACCGAATGGGTTATGTAGGGTTTCACGACATTAGAAACAACCCTTGTGAGTTAGGTGGTTAAACTCTCAAAATTTACTTTGTTCCCATTACACAAAAAACCCCCGAGAATATCGGGGGTTTTTCTTATCTTGTATTGATTTATAGTCTCAACTTTTAGTCTGCAAATGCTGCACCTGTTGGTTGAACTACGAAATCTAAGACTATGAACTCAGCTGTTCTGGTTGGTTGTAGGAATATCTGTCCAACTAATTGGTTTCTATCCACAACATCTGGAGTATTATTACTTTCATCCATCACCACCCTAAACGCTGATAATCCTGAATTTGCTTGGACTTGCTCTAAGAACGGATTCACAATATTCAAGAAACGATTTCTTGTTGTTGCTGTATTTTGTTCAAAGACTAAGAATCTTGAAGTAGATGCGATAAATTTACGAACTCTAATCAACAATCTTCTTACATTAACTCTGTCCAATGCACTTGGTTTTCCTTGAAGTGTTTTCTGTCCAAACACTACAACACCCTGTGCTGGGAATTGTGCGATTGGATTGATACGATTTTCATATAATGTATCTCTTTCACTATGAGTTAAACGACCTTTTGTTTCAACCACACTTGTCAAACCACCACGATTTAAACCTGCTGGTGCAAACCATTCGTGTGATACTGCGTCTGATTTAGCGTATACACCTGGCATTACCACTGATGGTGGAACCCAAGTTGGTTTACTAAATGCTGGGTCTGATATTTTTA